AAGCAGCACCAAGGCGCACGCTTCTACGTGCTCGAAGCGATGACCGTATGGGCAACCGCTGAGCCCAAGGTGCACGGCATGAAGGTGGAGCATGCGCCGGAAGCCGGCCCTGCCCTCTAACACCGCGTTAAGCCGCCCCGGCGCGGCGTAAGATTGAACACACGACCACGCTGACCGCCTGGGTCGGCTTGAACTGCTAGTTAGGTGGCAACGTATGGGGTCTATGATGGGTATTACCGGAGGATTCGGAATTGTGCTAGATATTGAGCGGGGAGAATCGCGCAGATGGGTAATGGGCAGCGATGGCGTAAAACGGTGGGCCGACAGCGGACTGCCTTGCGAGCCGCCAAGTTGTAACGAATGCAGATACTGTTTCCCGGACGAAATTCGTAACGGCGATGATTACTCCTGGAAGGATTACTGTAATCTGGCAGAGCCTGGCGGGAAGGCTATTGAAATAGATGAGGGGGAATGCTGCCCTGACTGGTGCCCGCTGTTGCAACCTAACACGTATTCGGCTGCAAGTTGCAGCCTAACTCAACCACCTAACACGGATGATGAGCACTGACAAAATTAAACCGGAAATCGTGGATCGGCTGCGCGCATGGGCCAATGCCAGCGACAGCGTGGGCCGTCATTGCGCGAACGCAGCCGACGACGAGATCAAGCGGTTGCGCGCGGAGGTGGACGATCTGCGCCGGATCATCAACCGCGACAGCGCCGAACTCCGCAATCTCTGCGAAGAGCGGGACGAAGCGCGGCGTGAGCGCGACGAGCTGCGCAGGCGGATCGACGCTGCGCCGCGCGGCATAATCACAAACAGACGCAGCGACGGTATCGCGAACACTGTCGCAGTGAAGGAAAGCGATATCCCGTCGGACTGGTGGGGCAAGCGCGTGCGGCTGGTGGTGGATGACGGAGCGGAGGGGTAGATGGGCGCGGCTGAAAAACTGCTTACCCTAGCGCAAGCCGCAGAGCGCAGCGAGTGTTCGGCCAAGACCTTGCGCCGCGCTATCGATGCTGGCGACCTGAGCGCAGTCCGGCTAGGCTCGGGACCAAAGTCCGACCGCATACACCCTGCTGACCTGGCCGCGTTCTGGGCGCGCCGGAGGGTCCGAGAATGCCAGTCGCCAAGCGCGAAAACGGAAGCTATCAAGTCACCGTCTGCTACGGCGGACGAACGCATCGCAAGGCTTCTAGGCACTGGACGTTCGCCGACGCGCGCGAATACGAAAGGCGCTGGCTCGCGAGCGTCAAGGACGCTGCAGCTGGTCGCGAACCGGAAAGGCTGATCGCCGACGCACTGGTCCGGTGGCTGGAGGATCACGTGCCGCGCCTGCGGAGCGAGCGCAAGACCCGGAACCACTGCCGCGCCCTGCTGCCCTACATCGCCGGCAGGAAGCTCGCTGACATTGCGCAGGTGTGGGCCGAGGTGAAGGCGGCGGAACGCGACAAGGCGCCGGCCACCACGAACCACAAGGGTCGCATCCTGCGCCAGATCGGCCGGGCGGCGTGGCGGGAGTGGGGATGGCTGGATAGACCGCCGGCCATCACACTACTGCCAGAGGCGCACAGGGAGCGATTCCTGAGCCTCGCGGAGGTGGAGGCGCTAGCGGGAGCCATGCGGACCCCCGCGGGGCGTGGCTACGTGCTGCTGGCGGCGTACACGGGCATCAGGCGTGGTCACCTTCTGCGGCTCACTGCGCGCGACGTGCAGGGCGACTGCATCCGGCTGGACAGGTCGAGCAAGACGCGCTCGCTCCAGTTGATCCCGCTACACCCCAAGGTGCGCGCGATCGCGGCAAAGCTCCCGCTCCCGATCGGCGACCGCCGGCTGCGCGAGGAATGGGACGCGGCGCGCGCAGCGGTCGGTGTGGACTGTCGCTGGCACGACTTGCGCCACACCTGCGCATCGTGGCTCGTGCAGGCCGGCGTGCCGCTGTTTGTGGTGCAGCAGTTGCTCGGTCACACGTCGCCAGCAATGACGCAACGGTACGCGCACTTAGCCCCCGAGACGTTGGCCGATGCCGTCGCGAAGCTCGCATGATCCTGTGCAGCTTTTGTGCAGTGTTTGGGGCCGATCAGGGCGTTTCTGTCCGCTACAGGCCGCATAAAACCTAGCTGTCCGGATAGCGTAGGGAACTCAAAATCCGCCGCCCTCAAAAGCGTGTGGGTTCGAGTCCCACCTTCGGCACCAAGGACTTACAGCGATTTCATGCGCGTAGCGTAAAAAGAATGTGCAGTTTTTGTGCAGTGAATGCCGCGGTCACGTAGGAATCGGCGTCTCGACCACCACGACGGTCCCGCTCTTGTAGACGTTTCGCGCGGCGTTGTTCATCGCGGCCAGCGTGGTCGCGCGGCCTATCATCGCGTTTGCGTGCAGAATGTCCGCGCTGAAGTTCTTGTCGATGTCGCGGTAGTCCAGCACGTAGGCGCAGGTCTGCCCCCGATCCATCTTCGCAAGCAGCGGCGCATACTCGGTGCGCCAAGTCGGTTCATGCGCGGTTTGCAGCGCGAATTGAAGCCTGCGGCGTGGCGTCCCGATGGAGACATACGGCTGTGACCAAGGATCGATGTTCGCGCTTGTCGGGTCTTCGGTCACGACGGCGACGCCTAGCGAGGGGCACACTTCGGACGCGGCGCCAATCACTACTTCGCCAATCGTGAAGATTTCGCCGTCCGTGATCGGTGACGATCCGTTCACGTCGTTGTGTATCTCGATTTGCACGCCGACGATCGGACTTGCGCCTGGCTCGATCACGATCCACGCGGTGCGCTCGCCGCGTGTGCCACGCACTACGCGCTGCCCGCTCGGCTGGTAGCTCGAAGGTTGGTATGGATACGTCCCAGGCGTGTCGCTGGAACGGCGGAACGAAACGGTAATCAACGTCCCGACAGGCAGGCTGATATTCATGATCCCGACGATACCGGGCGTGATGGCGCCTTGAAGAGACTCGACGCGGAGATAGAACGCATCGGACGTGCTGACCGTTCCCGTCATCCATTGGAGCCGCGTTGCCGTGTCCGGACGCGAATCGATGAGCGTTCGAGACGGGGAAAGGATATCAGGCGTTCCGCTGCCGTCCGTGGCAACGGTTACACTTGCGCTGCGGATTATGCTGTGTCCGATGATCATCTATAGTTACCTGTGATATTGACTTTCCCGGCAAACGGGAAGAACTCCCACGCGACGACGGTCATCATTTTCGCCCTCATCGTTCGCGTCGTGCCGACCGGCAATTCCACTTCGATTGGATCACCGTAGCCAATGTCGGCAGGGTCGATCACGTAGTCCGTACCGACCTCGTTACCCTCGTAGAACATGGTGAACGTCGCCTGCTTGCGCTTTCCGCTGCGCATTGTCTGCGGCATCGTTGCGTTCAGGCCGGCAAGGGACCGACTTGGCGCGTAGAACCCGACGATTTCCTCTGCTATCGCGCGTGCCGGTGCCTCTTCGTCGCAAAGCATGTGAAACCACGGAGCACCGATTGCGAACGAATATTCGCTGCTCGGGCGCGTGGATGTCGTCCAATGGACCTGGCTCTGCGTGGACCATGTTTCGCGCTGCGTAGGCGAGACGGTCGCGGTATCGGTCACGAAGTCGCCGGGTGTGAACGGCTCCCAGTTTCGGCGTGTTGCGAACGATGTCGTGAGATACGGCGCATCGTCCGGTTCGACGCGAACCGTACCGGTCTTGAACGTGGCGACAGGCGTTCTGTTCTCGGAATCACGAAACCTGCGAACGCGGATCACGTTGTTTTTGTCCGTGTAAAGCGCGGCTCCGAACGTGTCGGCAATCTGTTGCAGCGCGTCCGTGATCGTCGGTGCCTCGGTCCATCGCGCGCCGATCTTGATGCCGGTCTCGTCGTCGATTGCCTGCGTGTCGGCGGCGCTGAAGATTCCTTCCGGTTCGCCAGCACGCTTCACGAGGATTTCGCGGAATGCCTCGGTAAGTGTCATGCCATCCAGCGGCAACGCGACGTATTGCCCGAGCAACTGCACGCGCAGGTCGTCGATTACCGCAGTGCATCCGGTCGCCGTTGGCGGAGTGCCCTGCACGTTTTTTCCTGACGCGCAAAGAAGGAACAAGCCCAAGTTCCCCGACTCGGTAGGCGGGACTGTATACGTGAACGTGAACTTCTGCTCGCCGTACTCCGGGTTTCGGATCGGCTCAAGGTAGGGCGTGATCCAATACCGCTTGTCCCGAACGTACTTCGACAACAGGCAAATCCCGTATCCTTCTATGCCATACTTATCCGGCGTCCCGAGCGTATGCCACATCCGAAACGTGATGCGGTAAGTTCTGCCGGGTTCCAGCGGCGTGGAGTCCAGTAGAAGCGGGAACCCCATGTATGCGGAGCTGAGACTTGTCTGCAACGGGATATAAGACGTGATCCGCAGCGCGGATGTCGTATAGGTCGTGTCCTGCGCCACCGATCCGCCCGCGACGATGATCGCGTTGAACGGCGGATTGGTAGGCAGGCTCCATCCGTCCGGAACGCCGTCTGTCCAGTTCTCGAACTCGCCGTCCCCGTTCAGCACATCCCCTGCACCGGGGATCGTGTACTGGTCACCAACCGTCGAGCAATCGGCGGACAGGCGGAACACAGGCGACGTGTCGAGCTGGATGCCCGCCCCATTCATCGCGGCGTACCACTGCGGCGGATTCCCGAGCGGGTCGAGCGTTGCGCCGCCATCCGCAACGAGCGTGACATTGCTCATCGGCGCGTCGCCGAGCGCATAGATCGGCTGCCCCGTGTCGGGCGGCACGTCGATCAGCAGCGGCTTCACGTTGCGCTGCGCGCCGAGTCCTACCGGGTAGATGCGACCGCGGCTGGACTCGTCTGCGAATGGCGGGATCACGCGACACGGCAGCGGCTTGTTGAGCCGCGCGAGCGTATCGCGTAGGCGCATCTCGACGATGCCAACCTGCGGCGACGACACGCTATCAATGCACGCTGTCATGATCGTGCGCGCGCTTGACAACGTGCCGGCTCCGAATGCGGGCGCGTCTATGTCTTGCAGGACCAGCGTCGCATCGCGCACGTCCATGTCGAGCAATGCGTCCAGCTCGCCATCGCTGTTGTCGAGTCGCAGCACGCCATACGCCGAGGATTCCGGCGAACTGCCGCCACCGGACTGCACCCACCATTTTGGGCTTCGGCGGATGCTGAACGACTCGGGGTTGAGAATGCGCGGCGAGAACGGTTGATTGGCCGGATCGTCGGTATCGCTGGACAGGAACCCCTCGCGCGCCAGAGACAGGTACATGGACAAAATGCCCTGCGTCTCGACGAACCATCCCGGCGTGTTCGCGGAGAATCCATCGAAGCGGCTTTGCCCGGTGTTGATGACGATGCTGACATCACCGGCTTCAGGGCAGCCGATCGACAGCGCGGGAACCCATGTTTTCCCCGATGCGACGGACACCGGGGAAAAGTCCATCTCCGATCCGTTGAGGAAGAAGTGGAGCTCGTCTGCGTCAAGGTCCAGTTGCACGCCGATGCACGCCCGCTCGGGGAATGCGTCGAACGTCTCGATGTACGCTCCGTTGTTCCAGAGTTCGCCGTCTGCGGGCCGCAGTCCGTAGCCCTTTGCATCACCGCCCACCGAAACGTCTAGCGCATGGTCGATTTCCGCGATGCCTACCGACACCATGCCCGCAAGGTCATCGCGCGACTTACTCCAGACGTATACTTCGAACGAATGCACGCCTGACGACGACACGCCTAGATTACCGAGCGCAGCGCGATCAAGGTCCAGCGCGTTTTCGTTCGTGGTGAGCGTTGTTCCGCCTTCGTCCACGTACAAGCCAGCGCCAGCCGCGCTTTGGTTCAGTACGCAATAGGTACGTGTTGTCATGTTGCCTCTTTAGGTGCCCGGCGTCGCGGCTTACAGGCTTCCCCGCCAAGGGAACGGGGCGCGGTTGCGCAGGACGCCGGGCGAGTGAGAGTGTGGAACGGATGCAATGCGCACGGTATCGGACGATTCCGCGACGGCGTGTAGGAAAACGGCTATCCGACCTCCACCACGCCAACCGTCCTCGCGGATTCCGCGGCCGCTTCATATCCATTATCAGCAATCATCTGTTTTGGCGGAGCACTTGTTCTCGCTAGAGCATCCATATCAGAGGCCACCACGCCCTGCCCCATGCCGTTGTACATAGCCATCATCTACTCCCAGAGCATGCAAAGAGCGGTATTTGGAGACGTGTTGTTCTTGGATGCGGCTGTAATCCCGTAGGGCGCAGACTCATTGCCCAAGCACACGTATGTATGTTCCGTCGCACCATTCAGCGCGCAGTCTGCCGTAGAGCCAAGCCCGAGTTCAGCCGTAAGTACGGAGCAGAGGCCGTTCATACTGTAGATGCGCGGGTATGCCGTGTAATGCTTGAACGCAGCGAAGTCTGTTCCCACGGCAGAGGATGTGATTCCGTTGGGGACGAAGCAGAAGGATTTGCCCGAGCCGTCTGTGTAACTATTTCCTGTAGCAAAATGTAGTGTACGCTCTTCGAGCGCCTGCGCCGGGCCGAAAGTGCTGTTGGTTATGGCAAGCACAATCGCATCGGAACGGATCGTACCGTCGTTGTCGCAAGGGCGAACGAGCGAAAAGAAAAAAGATACACCTCTGCCTGGGGTGCTTGTGCCGTATCCGACCTTTGAACACATACCAACAAAGCCATCCGTCATGCAGGTGTAGGATTCGCGGTTTGTTGTTGTAGATGACGGATCAAGGTCCCCACAAATGGTATAAGGGCCGAGCAAAGGTCCGACGATAGACCCCGCGCCATCTGTTGCCGTTCCCACTTCGATTCTGACTCTCGGGCGAGTAGAAGAGGAGTATGTCCCGTAGTAGAGTTTGAAGAACACCGGAGCCGTTGCGTGCAGACTGTCGTTCATCGCCCACACCTCATAACCGGCGTCGTTATTGGTGCTAGCTCTTGTTACAGTTGTCCAGTCGATCTGCCCAGTGTCCGCAGTCTTGGCGCACCCAACTGCTGTGAGTGCATCGCTTACTTCCTTGCCCCACAACCTGAATCCTGCATCGCTTGTGTGGTCGATAGGCGTGTTTGTGTAATGTGTTGTCATACCAATTCCAATGTAATAGTCAAGTCGTGCACATCCGTTGCGGATACCACGTAGAACTCAAGCCTGTTTCCGTCCGATATTGTTGAACTGCTCCACCCTGTCGTGCCCCCTGCGCCGTAGTCGGCACCGCTAATCTCGATGTAATCCCCGCCCGTCATGGAATCCATGGCTCCTGGCCTGCCAGGCCATGCGGCTTGACGAACGTCTATTTCCGCAGAGCCTACGCTTTTGGATGCAATCCTCCAGCCAGCTATCGTTGCTCCGGGTGCATCCGGTAGTGTTGCGTAATCTCCAGCCTGAATCATTCCGAGCGGTCGAGCGAACGTGCATGTGATGACAGACGCTCCGCCTCCTCCACTTACCGCTAGCTCATCAATCGCCGCCTGCACGTCTGTAGCCGAGAGTCCGGATGTCGCATTGTTGTACGTGATGTCATTGGCAGCATGAGCCGCCGTGTCCGCCTCGTGCGCGGCGACGGCCAAAGCTGCGGCGCCTGCCGCGTCGAAGTCTGCCGCATCCGATGCGGCAGCAGTGCCAAGGCCAAGCGCGATCGTGCCGGAACTGGTCACTGGCGATCCGCTCACAGACACGCCGGATGATCCGGTCGATATGCCAACGCTGGTGACGGTTCCTGCCGCCGATGATTCCGGAACCCACGCCCCGTCCTTTCGGACGTACTTGGTCCCGTTCTTCGGCGCCTCCTTCACGCGATTTACGACGACGATCGTTAGATCGTACTCGATCGTCTCTTGACCGATTGAATCGATGGCAACGTAGGTAATGTCATACGAATTACCCGACTCGCCAATAGGGGGCGATGCCGTAATAACGTCCGTAGCAGAATCGTATGAAACCCATCCGGAAATCGAATCGGGGATTGTCGCCAGAGCTCTTATCGGCGGCTCACCGCCCGAGAACAGATTTCGATATCCGTGAAACGAGAACGTCGTTCCCTCGGCAATCTCGACCTCCCATTCCAAGACAGGACCGACTATCTCCCCGGCGACTTTCATTCGGAAGGATATGAATGCGCCTCTTCCATCCGCGTCAATGCACTCGATCTCGAACAGGTGAACGCCGGTATCTGTCGTGTTTGTCCAAGACAGAATCCCCGTAGTCGAGTTGAACGACGCACCTGAAGGAAGCGATCCGGTAAGCGAGTAGGAAACCGGATCTGTCGGGCTTGGCAGAAGCGCGTGAACATCATACGTTCCGCTGGAGTTGTACCCTACGGTGAAGATGATCAGGCGCGAGAACGCATCTCCGCTCCCATCCCCAGTGTTCGGAGGCTGGATGGAGCCGCCCGTTTCGATATGGAACGTCCGCGTAAGCGAGTTGAATGCGGAGTCCGTTACCGTCACCGTTATGTCGCCGTCCCCGCTGAACGGAACCGTCCCGGTGCATTCCAAAATCTGCCCGACCTGCGTTGCCGTGATCCACGACGGTTTTGAATCGACCGTGTAGCTGTACGATCCAACGCCGCCACTCGCCACGACGCGCCCCGTGTAGGCATCGTCCTGCACGCCGAATGGCAAATCTGCGGACAGCGCGAGCGCGGGCGCGGTCGCCGCATTCGTGATGATTCGTGCCAGTGCGTTTTTCCTGACCGCCATCGATCTATCTCCCTCAAGCGTAAGAAACAGGACGCCCGCGACCGACGATCGGCTCAAGGCGACGCCCGACCGACTCGCCAATCGCTTCGGCATCCTCATCGGTCAACGTGCGCCCGCCATTCGGGGACACCGTGCGCTCGCCCGGGCCGGTCGGTGGGCGAATCACAACATCGCCCGCAACATCGCCCGCGCCACCCTCGCGGCGCGCCTCGTCGCGCAAGAGCGCCTGCAGGATTTCGTCCAGCTTGTCCACGATGAGCGCCGTGTTCTCGCCATCCGAATCCCGCTGCGCCTCGATCCCCTCGATGTACGCATCCAGCGCTTCCGCGTTCTCAAGGCCAAGACCCTGCGCAAGCGCCTCAAGGTCGATTCCCATCGACTCGGCCACTTCGCGCCAGTCAATCTCGCGCGCCATCGCAATCTCGGCAATCTGCTGCGCAAGCGTCTGGTACTGCTGCAATTGCATGGTGGCCTGCATTTGCGCCTGCAATTCCAGTAGTTCCTCAAGCCGCTTGCGCTCCTCCTCGGTGAGCCCGACGCTGCCAGACGATCCACCGCCGCCACTGCTTCCGCCAACGGACGCGCCAGCGCCCGGATACTGCTGCGCGAACGCGAACTCGCGCTCGTACTGCCGGGACGATCCGAACAGGCGGCGCGCAATTTCGAGGAAGTCCTCCTGCGATACCGTCCCTTGCATAAGCCCGCTGCGCGCCACTTCCAGCTTTTCAAGATCGTTGAGCGGGGACAGGTCGCCAATAAGCAGGTTGATCGCATCCGACGCTCGCTGCGCCGCTTCTGCGATAGCGGACCCGAAGTCGCGCACCGGATGCGATGCACTGTCCGCGATTGCCTGCAACCGCTGAATTTCGGCGGTAACGGCGTCGTAGCTTCCGATGTTGGTCAGCCCGAGGTTGAATGCAAGGTCTTGCGCGGTCGCCTCCAGCTGCGCAAGCGCCTCGGCAAACTGCCGCGCCGCATACTCGTGGATGCGGATCAAATCTTCGGTGGCCGCACCCTCGGCTCCCGCCGCTCGTGCCAGCGCGTTCGCTTGGTCGATGTTCGCGACAAGCTGCTTGTGGATGTTCGACAGCGATTGCTCGAAGTCGTCCACGTACACGGTCGGCGTTGCGAACTGCGCGACGAACTCATCGTAGGACGCCTGCGCCTGCAACAACCGCTGCACCGTCTGGTCGATCGTCTCTCCGTATGCCTGCTGCGCGCGCGCAAGGTCGAGGATCACGGCGACGTTTTCCTCGCCCGCAATCGCGAGCATGTCCATGCCCGACTCAATGGCTGCCTGCACCGTCGATACCGCCGATGCGTACTGCTGCGCGTATGCCTCCAAGGCGTCGATGTCGCCACGCACGGAAGCGGCAAGTTCCGCAATCTTCTCGTCGAACTGCGCGAGAACGTCGATCATGTTTTCAGCAACGAGGATGCGACCGAAATCCTCTTGCGAGGCGCCCTCATACGTAACGCCCATGACCTCCGCAGACGATGACGTAAGGTTGCCCTTCTTGTCGTACTCGGCTTGCCACGTACCGCCGATCAGCGTGCCAACCTCGGCATTGAACGCAGTGGCAAACGCCGTGCGCTCGTCGAGTAGCGCCTGATAGAACGCCTTCGCGGCAGCTACCGCCTCGTCGGACGGATCGACGTCCTTTGTTGTCCAGCGCGTGCCGCCGAAGAACGCCTTCTGACCCTTGAGCGTGTAGCTTTGCGCAAGGTCGATGCCTTCTGCGCCCACGTCGAGCGAAAGGTTGGAGTGATGCAGCTTGCCCTTCGTGCCGAACAGCTTGCCTCCTGAAATCATGTCCACCGCCATGGCGGCGAGTGCGATCCAGCCGACAACGGGGATGGCCGCGAGACCAGCCGCAGCGCCACCCGCGAACGCGGCACTAGCACCTACGGCAAGCCCGTAGGTGCCGACGCCATACGCGATCCCGCCAAGTGCGCCGCCTACGTCCTTGTTCGAGTTCTGCCAGCGGTTATACCCGGAATAGACGCCAGCCGCGCCCGCCGCGACATATCCAGCGGTAGACGGCGCCCATGTGCCTGTTCCGTAATCCGGCGTGTACGTGCCCATCCACGTGGTGCGCGCGGACGCGGACGCGCTGAACCCGTCCCACAAGCTCTTGCCAGCCGTAACCCACGACGCGGGGTTCATGATCGACATGCCCCCGCCCGCGCTCGTGGTAGCGAAATTGATCGCGGCATTGGTCGCCATGTCGGCAGCCGATGCGTTGCTGCTGCCGCCGATCCCGAAAGCCGCAGCGGTCCCGGCAGCTATTGCGCCCCATCCGCCGCCTGTGCCGGTGCCGGTAAGCCATCCAATGATTTTGGTCTTGGCCCATTCGGCCAGCATTTGCGCGACGGCTCTCTTCAGCATATCGACCATCGAGTTCCAGAACTCCTTCGCGTTCTTGAACCCGTTGACCGCCCATTCGGCAATCGCATCGACCATAGAATCGAACGCATTGCGAACGATGCTGGCGAACTTCTCCGCTTGCGCGGTTTGCTCTTCCCAGAAGCGGTTCAGGTCATGCTTGTTAGCCGCAAGCTCGGCTGCCTTGCGCTGGACATCTTCAAGCGTTTGCGCGTTGGCGATATTCGCTTCCGTGTTCCTTGTCCATGCTTCGGTAGCCTCATTCACCGCTTCCGCGATCGCCCGCTGCCGATCGCTCATGCCTAGATAGGCGGTATCGGCAGCGAAGTCGGCGTTCAACTGCGCAACGATGTCGCCCTGCTTGGCAAGGCCGGCCGTTGTCTTTTCCAGCTCGGCCTGCATCAGCTTTTGATAGCGAATGAAGTCCTCGTATGAAGCCTCGCCCTTCAAGTGCGCTTGCCACGCCTTCGTGACTTCCGCCGCATACTTGCGCTGCGCAACGGCAAGCTGGCCGGACATGGCCGCTTCCATGTCGAGCAAGTTATCCGCGAACTCTTCCTGCGCGCGTGCAAGCTCTTCCTGTTGACGCTTAAGCTCGCGCTGTTCCTTCGCGTACTCGCGCGATGCACTGGATGCCCCCTTATGCGCGGAACTAGCCGCTTCCGCTGCGGAAACGGCATTCGCGGCCGCATCCGCCGCAAGGATGATCGCCTCCGCTTCTTCCCTTGAGCCGGCCGCCGCCGCGCGCACGCTCGCCTCGTAGCGGATCATCGCCTCGGAGCCAAGGCCGGCTGTCTCGGCACGCTTGTTCATGTCCGCAATGAACTTCTTCGTTTCTTCGCTGAACTCGGCCGCCGACTCCGCGACAGCCGCAACCGCTTGACCCGATCCGCCCATGATGCCGAACATTCGCAGCATGGAATCCGCCGCCTCTTCGGCAGACGTGATGACGTTCTGCAACGCAGGCGGGAGATTATCGAAGTCACTGGCAAACCGGGTTATTTCCTTCTGCGATTCGGCAAGCTGACGATTCAGATTTTCGATACGCGAGGAAAGCGCAAGGATCGCCCCGTCGGCACCCTCGCGTGTCGAGCGGGAAAGCTCCTGAATCCGCTGGTCGGCCGCGTCTATTTCCTGCCTCAAGCGCGCGGCATCTTGCGATGCGCGCTCGAACATGGAGATGCCTTCTGCCGCGCGGCTATCCACTCCATAGGACGACTTGATCCCCTCTAAGTGGCGGGCTTGCTCCATTTGCTCGTTGTACTGGCGCAAGCTTTCGATGGATTCCTGCATGCGCTCGTCGCCAGCATGCATCGCATCCCACAACTTATACAGTGCATACCCCGCCGCCAGAATCACAGTCGGCCAGCCGCCGATCATCGCGAACAGGGACGATCCGATGCGCTGCAAACCACCCATCGCGGTCGATAGCGCAGTGACGCGCGCAGGAACCTCGGCCACCGCTGCGCTGTATCGCTGCGTCGCCTGGTAAAGCTGCACATTCGCTTTCACCGCTGCCGCTTGTGCGGCACCAACGGCGGAAAGCGCCTTCACGCGGGCTGACTCTGCGGCCGCGAGCGCTTCGACCGACGCCGTGGCCGTACCGTTCGCCTTAGCCAGATCGAGCGCAGCCTTTGCCTCTGCCTCCGTGGCAATCGCTACCTGCGCGGCTTGCTTGGCACGCTCCAAATCCTGCGCGGCAAGACGTGCGTTGAGTTCGGCAACGGCGGCCTGCCGCTTCTGCGTATCGGCCCACGCAAGCGCCTTGGCACGCTCCGCATTCGCGGCCTCTACCGACGCAGAGGCGGCGGCAATCTGCGCCTTCGCGTAGTCGCCAATGCTGCCGATCAGGCGACCGCTGAACGCAAGCGCGCCGGCCTGTGCAATCGTGCCGAGCGAAGAAACGAGCGTGTCTACCGCTCCACTCTGCACGAGTCCGGTAAGCGCGCGGGTAACGGATGTCGCGCCAGCGGCAAGCGTGTCCATGAACCCGGCATTGCCGATCGCGACGTTGAGCTCGAAGATGGAATTGCGAAGGCGCTCGAATTGCGCGGCGGGAGAATTAGCAGCACTTGTCGATGCCGCTCCATATATCTCGTGGATTCGGGCCGACAGTTTCGGCAGAAGATCCTCAGCCGTGACTTGTCCCGCCTTCAACATCTTGTCGAGTTCGGCGGTCGTTACACCCAAAGCTTCGGCGGCAATTCGGAACGCGCCGGGGAGCCTTTCGCCAAGCTGACCGCGAAGTTCTTCCGCTTGCACATTGCCCTTCGACACCATTTGTTCGAGTGCCCGAAATGCTCCCTCGACCTGCTCGGTTGTTAGATTCAGGACACGCGCCGCTTCTGAAATAGACGTGAATATTTTCCGCGTCTCTTCTCCGGCAAGGGATGTTCCGCGCGTCGCCGCCGTCAGCTTTGCAAACTGAGTCGCGCTGGCCTCGAATGATGTTCCAAGCCGCGCAGTCTCCGCACGAATGAACGCAAGCTCCCGCGAGGCGTTAGCCGCGCTCCCCGTCGTGGCTGCAAGCGACTGCCGAAACCCAATCATCTTGTTGCTGGCATCCACGATGGAAGATGCCATGCGCGAGATGCCGGCCACGCCAACGAAGCCTGCCGCAAGGCCCGCAAAAGCGCGCTGCGCGGACTGGATTTGCGCGGTCATCGCCGTAGTGGCGCGCTGGATTTGCGCCGCCTGCGCAGTGTACTGCGCGCTCATCCGCGTTACGGATGACGTCGCCTGCTCGGACGCCGTGCGGAAATCCGAGCGCAGCTTGCGCGCTGCCTCGTCAATCTTTCGCGTAAACGTCGCCGTCTGCGCGTCGATCAAGACGCTCATTTGAGCTAGTGCAGCCATGTGCGATCCTATTTATTGCGCAGCTTCGTGATTTGCTTCTCGATGGAAGCGGCAAGTTCATCGCGGACGATGTTCGGGAGAGACGAAGCGTTCGCGTCGAAGGCGGGACGAAGGAATGGATAGGCCGGCATCTTCGACGTGCCGAACTCGAGGAACCGCGCATAAAACAACGGGCCAAGGTCTTGGTACTCCTGCCATGCGCGTCCCGTCCTTCGGTTGTAGGCGCGGTTGCTGTACTTCTTCGCCTTGTAGCGAATGGTGACTTCAACCGCCTCGGTCGCGCCGCCCTTCCTTGCGCCCTTCACGCGCGACACGATGATGTTGTCGCGCAAGGTTCCCGTATCCTTTCGGACGCGCGCCTTCGCGTCCTTTTGCACTACCTGCCCAGCCTTACGGAGCGCAGGAAGAAGCGGCGACGCGCGAGACTTCGGGTCCATCATCGCCGCAAGCTCGCGCATCTTCTCCACTACCGCATCCATTCCTTCGATCTTCACGCTCACAACACACCGTCACCTGGTGGCCGCGCCACCTTCACATTTCCGATGAACTGGAACGGCTCGCTTTCTTCCTGCTTCGCCTTCTTGCGATACGGAAGGAAGTCAAGTGCGGAACTAGGCTTTGTGTTCTTCGCCCGCATTGCGTTTGCTACAAGCGAGCATAGGATTGCAATCGGGACGTGGTGCATGCTTTCGAGCGTCAACGGATGCGTTGCCGCATATCGACGCCAGAAGGCGAACTCACGCGCGGAAGTTTCGCGGCGCACCAGCGCAATGGGCTTTCCCCAATGCAGGCTGAGCGCCGCGAGCACTTCTTCCTCGTCCGTCAGTCGTTTTTTTCTGCCGCATCCTCGGCTTGCGGATTCAGTTCGCCGGCCGATTCATAGTCGCCGCCGTGCAAGAACGCCATGACCTTGAGGCCAAGCTTGTTGACCAGCGCGGCCCGCATCTTCCGTGCCTCTTGCAGCGTGACCTTCGTCCCATCCTCGCGGGACACAACAGCGGCAACCGCCGCAGTGACAAGGTCGCGATTGGCAATCAGCGCCTTGTCCTTGTTCTCGCCGGCACGAAGGATCGGTTCGAAGAGCTTGTCGGACTCTTCCTTGGAAATGTCATTCAAAAAGTACGCGCGCGACTGCCCGCGAATCTCGACCGTGACCTTGACGGGATCGCCACCAAACTCGAAAACATCGCTCATTTGTTTCTCCTACCGTTAAACAGAGGATGCGGCCGACGCAATGCACGCGCCACGGCAGGACAGCGCGCTTTCCGCACTGCGCCGGCCGCATTTTCTTCAAACGCCGTTGTTCAATGCTTACTGCTTGTAGAACAGAAGCTGGTCGCCGCTCGGCTGGATCGAAACCGCAGACTTCACGACGCTGTTCAGCTCGAACGACATCGGGAAATCGCTCACCGTGCCCTCGAACGTCAGGAATGTGCGGTCGGTCGGGAAATCCAGACCGCACGCCGAATCGGCGGTCGGGTCCGACGTACCATCGGAGAACCCGATCGCGAACCATACTTTCGCATCCGAAAGATAGACTTCGCGCAACTTCTGGTGCGAAAGCTTCGTCGGATCGAAGTCGATGTTTGCGGTATATGCAGCATAGTTCGCGAATCCGTTGATGTACTCGCGGGCTTCGGAATTGAGACAGGTGATCTCGATCTGATCCTTCGAGCCGCCGCCGCCCGTGATGCCAGTCGGACATTCCAGCTCGACAACCTGACAGCCGGAAGAATCCTCGTACACAAAATAGAGCTGAGTGCCCTTGGTAGGTGTAGCCATTTTCTCTCTCCATCTCGATGGGATGCGCCGCTTCACAGCGGTGCGTTCGGCTGTCTCACGACAGTCGTTCTCCGGCCCGTACGTGCCGGATTCGTCGAGGCAAAAAAAAGGCCGCACAACGGCGGCCCTTCATTGCCTGATTCGGGTCATCGTTTCAGATGCCAGATGAAGTCCATCGTCCAGCGGTAGAGTCGGACGGACGGCTTCGCTTCGCTTCCTGTTTCGTATCCGTTCGCTGCGAACTGCATGCTGGCGACCGGCTCCACGGCATCGCGGACCGCAGCAGCGAGCTGCCGAGCGACAGGCTCGTTACCCTCTCCCGTGTAGGCGTCGATCTGCACGCGGATGCTGTCTACATCCGGCGTACAGGTAAGCGAGTTCTCGGGGACGATGGAAATGGCCTGCCAGACGATATAAGGCGTCGCGGCATCCTGCGTCGCCATGCCGTGCCCGTAGATGCGATTGCCAACGATTGCGGTTACCGCAGGGCTTGCCGAAAGAGTCTGGAATACGGGCGGAAGCATCACATGAACCCCTTCACTGGCGCCTGCGCGGGCTTCGGCAAACCGTGGTAGCACACGATCCGCGAATTGCGCGGCATGTAGCCGTCCTTTCCGTGGAGCTTGTAAGACACCACACGACCGGGCCAAAGGGCTTGGAACGTGTCAGTGTGCAAGCGCATCGACTGGATGAATCCCTGATCGCCCCATTTCTCCGACGTCGTGCACTCGGCCATATGGCGTTCCGGGCAGGCCATGAACTCGCGATAGATGACCGAGTAGTCGCCGCGCCACGCCATGACGCCGGAGCCGATGCGCTCATCTTCCCGGCTCGACAGGTTTTTCAGCACCGTGAACCTGTGCTTGTGCTTCACCATCCGTGTGATGTCGCCAACGATGGCCGTATCAAGGTCGAGATAGAACGCATCGTCGAACTCGCGGAACAGTTCGATTTTCGACCACCATCCCGGCAGATTGTCTTGCAGCTGGATCGTATCCACGCCAGCAACAGGTACGTCGGACAGGCATACGAATCGATACGCGGTGCCGAGATGCGGCACCACCTGATCGCGCAACCACCGCACGTTGTCCGGCCCGTACTCGACGCGGATGTGCCGATTGCGCCAGCCTCCCGTTTTCAGCACACAGGCGACTGTTTTCATCGCCAGTGCTCCGCAATCCATGGATACGGATTCAAAGACGGATCACGCTTCCCGGAGAACAGGACAAGGCGCGCGTCCTCCGGTAGAACGTGGCGAACCTGGCGCGCTTCGTAGACCCCATCCGCATTCGTCCAGCGCGACTCTCCCTTGCCGAGTCGGTAGCGAATCCATGCCTGGTCCGATCCGATCGTCCGGCGATCCGCCTGCACGATGGCCGGCGTGCTGTTCGGGTCGAACTGATCCCACAGGCAGCGACGCGCTCCGGCATCGAGCATGAAAAGGCCGCCGTTGTAGTGCTGGTCGTTCTCGCCAGCCCGCAACGGGTTGTAGGCATTGATGATGAAATCGTCGTCGCGGTCGAACAGCGGCGTGCAGTCGCGCACCAGCGTCACATCAAGGTCGATGCAGCAGAATCGGTCGCCGAACAGCTCTCGAGCTTCGGCGCTGAATACATACAGCCGGTTGTAGCAGCCGCCAAGGTGACGACACTTGTCCCATAACGGGATCGTCTCGACGCGCGAGTCGATTCCGCCCGGCATGTCGGTGACGCACACGAGCCGGTGCGGGATGTGTACGTGCCGCTCCAGCATGTTGCGCAGGACGTTGACGTGTCTCGACGTGTACCTGCACACTCTCGGAAGCTGGAATCCGGTCGATACCGGGCGCCACAGGAAACAGACGAACGTCAGCACGACACCACCACGCGCCGGAACTTCCTGCTCTCGTGGACGATGATCGTTTCCCCGAACTCGGCAAGCTCATCCTCGCCGCCCGTACCCTTGCGCACATCCACGATCATGACGCCACGACATCGCGGCGCGTAGGTATGGATCGGGTAGTGAAATCCCCAGGAAAGTAGGCTTATCACAACGTCATACAGAAGATCGGGGAACCGTCCCTTGCCGATGTCATGACAGACGATCGGATTCTCGACGCCGTTTGCCGTGAGCAATTCCAGCGCGCCGTCAAAATCGTTGTAATGCGCGAACTGATCCGCCGATGCGTTGAAGCCGGCATTGATTTTCGGTGACTTGCCCTGCTTGTCCAGAAGATGAAGGATCGCGCCCGGATAGTGCTTGCCAAGGAACACGTCGATTCCGGCCATGCCGGAACCAATGTCGAGAATGTTCTCCGCAGTGTTTGGAAGGTACTCCAGGAACGTGTCGAAGGTGTTTTGAAGCTCCGCTCCGTATTCGCTCTTTATGTCCTTGTAGTGTGTCCGCTGCTCTTCAAGAAGCGGCAGGCATCGAGCCGGTATATGCACGAATGTCTCCGAGTTCAAAAACGTCCAGCTTTGATCCGGTCGTGCAGTTCACGACGCGGATGGAAGGGTTGCACTTCGCCCAATGCTTGAACTGGCGCCTGTGATTCACCCATGTGGCGTTGTTGCTTGACGGGCGCTTGTACTGCCCGAAGTAATGGCCGCCTGAAAAATCCATCCCCAGCAGGATAATTTCGGTAGCACCGAGTATCTTCGCAGCCTCAAGCGCGACAACCCCGGAGCATGTGCCCTGCTGCATCCCCTCGATGCGCTGGACGCCGCGAACAAGCGCTGTCGTGAACTTTCGCCCCGCAAACTGGTGCGCTTCCGGGTAGTCATGCCAGAACCGCATATCGGATGCCGCCAATGCCTGCGCGTCCGGTGCCAGCTGGTACGAGAGATTCACCGCAACGCGAGGCAAATGGCGAACGCTATCCGCAACGGACTGAGACATGCTCGGGCCGGTGGATAGCACGCACCAGGTATCAGCCGTCATTCGTGCCGAGAGAGCAAAGCAATGTCTGGTAGTCGATGCCGGAATCCTTGTCCGTCATGACCGCCTGTATGTTGTACGGCTGCCCGCGATACACGACGCGCATCGCCGCCGTAACGCCTGGTGTGTGACGGATCACGATGCGGACGGATACTTCCGATTGCGCCTGCTGCGCGGCGATAAGCTCGCGGCCCGATAGCGGCTCGATTGCCGCCCACCGCTCCGCATACGTTGCCCAATAGCGAACGCGGTCGCCCGCCGAATCGACAGCCTCTATGAATTGCTCAATCTGCACCCAATGGCGCAGGCGACCGGCTGCGATACCGCTCATGGCGCAAGCGTCGGCTTTCGCAGCGCGGACAGGATCGCCGTGCTTGCCTTGTTGAGCGCATAGCCGTAGCCCTCATGCGCCTGCACCACGTTGTCCACGCCTTCGCCGTCTCGGTAGCGGTACAGGCTCGCAAGCTCAAGCAGGACCGCCGCACGAACCTGCGGGAGCAAGATCGGCATTCCTGAACTATCCAGTGCAGGAATTGGATTGCCTGCGGAGTCCAGCACGATATCGCCCGCGCTATCGACCTCCGGCACGTACATCCGCCATTCTTCCTTCATCCATTGAGCGACGGCTCCAGAGACGGCCGGGATGAATAGGGCGAGCCACGCATCATCCGGCCCGCCTGCGCTATCGGCGTCCAGACGCAAATGCGCCCGCGCCTCGTCGAGCGTGACAAGTTCCATAGTCCCCCCGTTGTTACTCAGCGTCCGGCGCTTTCTTGATCCGAGCCGGAGGCGCTTTCTTCCCTTCGGGCAGCGCGGCGGAAGGGCGCGCATCCTTGCCCTTGCGCGCATAGACGGACCAGTATTCCCGGTTCTCGAAACACGGCACCGCGTCGGTGTCCTTCCGCGCAATCCACGACGACCCGTCGCGGTAAACAATGTCGCCCTTGACGTACTTGCGCCCGCTTTCGTAGCGGTCCCGGTAAATCGGCACGGGGAACGTGAAGTTCGCCTCGTTCAGCACCGCGCCATCCAGTACGGACCTGATCGCAATCGTCCGGTCGTCGATTTGCTCGAACGTCGGGATGACGTTGCATATGCCGTCCTTGCCATCCTTCGGCTGCACGATCTTGTCCAGCGCGCGGGCAACGGTGTCGAATGCGCGGCGCTCAAGTTCCAATACATGCTTGGCAATGGCGGCTTCAAGCAGCGGGGAAACATCGTCCATCGTGACCGACTTGCCTGCCTCGCCCTGCGGGCCGCGCTCTCCGTCCTTGCCGTCTCGCCCATCGCGCACCGGATGCTCGTCCATGTACTTGGCAACCTCGGCGGCAACGTGCATATCGATGATCGGCGCAATTTCGTCACAGGCGACCAATGCGCGCACGACTTCATGCACGTCAACCACCGCATCCGCACCGGACGGACCCTGCGGGCCGGGTTCGCCCTTCTCTCCGCGCGGCGGCGGATTCTCCGCAAGATGTTTCGCGACCGCTTCCGCTATCTGCGCATCGGAAGGACCGGGACCAGGTTCACCGATCGGGCCGGGTTCGCCCTTCTCTCCGGCAGGGCCGGCGATGGGCTGGCGCGCCTCAAGTTCCTTGATGCGCGCGTCCTGATCCTCGATGCGCTTTAGCAACGGCGCTGTCGCATCCTTGACGATGGCGGCCATCGCCTTTCCAAATTCGACTGGATCAATCATCGCAACGCCTCGCGCGTGGTGTTGAGCGCCTTCGCCTGCCACAGTTCGGCGCGCAGCTTCTTGACTTCTTCCGACTCATCCGAGACGGACTCCGATTGCCCGCTTGCATCATTCAGGTCATTCCGCGCAGCCAACACGCCGAGCGGGTAGTCCTGATGCTGGCCCCATATCGTGTTGCCGCCAGCGGTTGGTCCGTAGCCAAGGCGGAACCGGCCCTCATCCGGCGTGATCGTCTTTCCGCCAATCAACTTGGTCACGACTTCGGCTTGCTTGGATACGTCCATGCGCAGCAGGGGTTCGGTGTCCATCCAGATCCCAAGGTCGGACGGCAAAGAAAGCGCCTCGTCCAGCAGGTTTTCCATCGCTTCGATGTGTGCCTGCAAGGCGTCCTCGAAGTACAGGAGATTGACGGCATCGACGCCAAGCCCTGCGGGGATCGAGCCAATGCCGACTTTGAACGGCGGGATACCGAACGGCTGGCAAATCTGTTCGTCGCTGTAGCGAAGCTGCTCGACAAGCTGCGAGTCGGCGGAACTCACGGCAAACGCGGTGAATTTCAGGTCTGCGCCGATAACCGCGATCCGACCCGCATTCTTGCCGGTGTAGCCTTCGTTGAATTGCTCGGACAGCTTCTTGGCCGTCTCTTCCTTGATCGACGCAGGGCCGGTCAGGATGCCTCCAGGCATTGCGCGATTGCCGAAGAACTCGGACGATGACCGCAGGATGCGAAGGTTCTTCACAGCCGGCCAGTTCGCCGCGCACAGCGGCGGAACCCCGACCAGCGGATGATGTACCGGCATGCATCGGTCGTGGATAACCTCCGACGCGGGGACCGTGATCGTCCCCTTCAACTCCGGCACTTCGTTCAGGTTGTCGCAAAACAACTGGTAGAACACCGCTCCGTCGTCGGCCACAAGCGGCAGGACGCGGCACGGGTCCAGTACATACAGCGCGGTAACGACGTTTCGATTGTCGCGCTGCTTGAGGATGTAGGCGTTCCCGTTTGTCAGTTTGGACAGAATCCACGACTCACGGAACTGTTGCGCAGTCTGGTAATGATTGGGCTTGCGCAGGACGGGCGAGTAAGCCGGATTCTGCACTTCGGACCATACCCGATCGCTGTCGACCGCCTTGAGAACGAACGGCAGCTTTCCAATGTCCTGCGAGATGCGGCTCAAGCACGCATACAGCGTCGGATAACTCGTGATGTCACCGATGCGTTCCTCGCGATTCCGCTGCCATGCGCCCGTGAACGGCTCATGGATGACGTGCCAGCCGCCTCGCGATTGCGGGACCGCATTGAGCGCCTTTCTGGCGCGCGAAAACTCGATCCCGAAAATACGCATGCTCTTAATCCTCCGCCGTCATGTCGCGGCGCTTGTACTTGCGCTTTTTCCGCTCCGGCGCCGCTTGACAACTCGCGGCCTCCGTCTCAACGACGGTCGAATCTTCTGCTTCCAGCGAGCGAGTCTCGATGACGCCCTTGCCGAGCTTTTCCAGCACGCGAGCGCACCGCGCATCCATTTCCCTGCGACGGCCGCCCTTGTAGATGAATGTCGTAGACATGGATTCCTCGGAAGAAAAAAGGGGCCGCCCGCGAAGGCGGCCCCTGCCAGGGTTAAGCGCCCCAATTGACGCCAGTCAGGTACGCAACGGCAGACGGACGTCTACGTGCCCAATTGATCGTCCGCTCGGCGCGGAAACCAACCAGGTTGCGCTGCCACAAGCTGACGAGCACCGTGCTGGCCGTGGTCGGGTTGTCCGGCGCATCGTCCATTTGCAGCGAGGCTTCGGTGGACATCGAAATGTCGATGCCGCCCTCGTCACCAAGGTAGATATCGCCAGCATTGACCAATGCGACCACCGCGCCCGTCGAATCGTGCGGCACATACTCCGACACGATCACCGGCAGGCCGAACAGCGTGCCGCCCGTCATCGAAATGCCTGGGAACTCGGCCTGACCAAGCGGGTTCTGCAACAGGCTGAGCGCCAGTGCGGTCGTGGCCGGCATGATCCACACGCCCGAAGTCGGCGCATTGTTCGCGGCGATAAACAGGTTGAACAACGTGCGAATATCGGCGCGCACGTCGTCCGCCGTGCCCGTTCCGGTTGCCGCGGTCGATGGCGCGCCATTCAGGACAGACGCCGGAGAAACGCCGGAAACCGCCGCCTTGGCCGGGTCCACGAAGTCAAGATCAAGGCGTTCGCGAAGGGCCGCAGCAATCTGGTCACGGATGATGACATCCGCGCTCGGGCTGGAATCGCGAATGACCTCCATCGTCGCAACCGCAATATTCGCAACCTTGAGCGGCTCCAACGTGGTGCGGCTAAAGTCGAACTTGGTCAGCGGCTTGGCGTTACCCTCGCCCACCCAGTAGCCGTCGCCACCAGAAGTCTGGCCGATCAGCGGCGTGCGGAACGGAACACGACGCAGGCCCGGAACGCCGCCCTGCCCGAAGCGACCGAGGATGGTCTGCGGACGAAGGAACTCAACGAAGTCTGCATATACGCTGGTCGAGTCACCAACCAGGTCGCCCGCCCACGTCGGGTCGGTCGTCGTGGCCGGCGCAACCGCCGCTTTGGTGACCAGCGATGCGGTTGCCGCGACGATATCATCGCGATCCGAGTAAACCGACTTCGCAATGCTGATTGCATCGCGGTGTTCGAGATGACCGAGCGCAAGGCACTTGGCAGCGCGCGCAAACGCAATGCCGGGCTCAAGCTTTTCGGTATTCTTCACCGCCACCGGGGCGCGAACCTGTACGTCCTTGCGCTCCGCCTTCTCTTTCGCAACGGAGTCAACCGGCTTGGCACCCTTCGCAAGCGCCTCGATGCGCTTCTGGCGCTCGATGTCCGCGTCGAGCGTCTTGATCTGCGATTCGAGCTCGTCGAACTCGGAGATTTCTTCCTCGCTCATGTGGCGGTTTTCTTCCGCCGCCTTCTGCGCGATTGCCTCCATCTGCTTTGCAAGATCGGAGCGCGTAAATTCCATGTCGCGGATGTGATCCGCAATCGACTTGGTAGCCATGTGATTATTTCCTGTTGTCTTTGCATCGCCTCACGGCGATGCGTTACGGCTGCCATCGCGGCAGTCGTTTCGCACGCACATGTAACGCGCGCGCTTGCGCCGAGCTTTTAGCCGCCGGCCAGCTATAAGCGCCGTGGATTACGCGCCACGGCTCGCGATCGCCCTCGAAGGGCCGCGTCGTCTCTCGACGATGCAATGCATGCTCCGCTTATCGCGGAGCTTGCAAAATGTTGACGCGCTGAATGCGCGACGGATCGATGCGAATCTGCACGCCACCCTTGATGCTGCGAATGACTTCCGCACTGAGCGGATTCATGGATTTGATCGACGTGATTACGGCCTCCGGCAGCGCCGGAACCGAAACCGTGCTCAATTCGAATATTTCGATTTCCTGAAAATCAATACCGCCGTCGTCCTTGTGTGCGAACTTGATCGGATAAAAGCCGATTGATACCGCACGAACGACGCCATACTTGATTTCCTGCCACGCGGTATCCACGCGGCTCTTGAACTCCCCTTCCTCGGATACGGACGGAATTTCCGCGTCGAACTCGATACCCTTCTCGGTCGGCTTGCGGAACGTGACCGTCCCGATAGGACGCGAGTGCGAGTGCTGGTGCAAAAGAACGAGCGGATTCTTGAACTTCGCTCCGAGCGGGTTGATCGTGTCCCCGACGCGATCCGTTGCTGGCGTGGTGGCAATGCCGGAAAACCGACGTGCGCCGTTATCGACCGCCTTGACTACGAAGGCGGAATATGCGCGGAATGCGTTGCTCATGATTATTTCTTCCCATTGCCTGATCTTGACGAATCGTCATCGGTTCGCTTTTCGTCGGCGCCTAACGCCTTCGCGGCGACGTCAATGGCCGATACCGCAGATTCAATTACGGCCGCAGACACCTTCCGCCCACGCGCGCGCGCGCGCTCCGCCATCGCGAGCATCCGCTCGCGTCGTTCTTTGCACTTGCATGCCATGATTCAGATCCAGAAGAGTTCTGGCTCTTGCTCGCTCGGCATGCTCGCCGCAGCCGCGCCAATAGCCATTGCCAGCGCGACCATGCCGTCAATGCGGCCAGTCGCCTTGCTCTTGTCCAGCTTGCGATTGCCAGCCGGGTCGGAAACCGCCACCGCGTTCATCGCGCACATGTTCAACACCGGGTGATTCCCGTGCCGGATGTTCCCGCTGACCAGTTCGGCTTCCAGCGTGTCAAGCGCAGGCGTCATGCTCTTGTAGCCCTGCCCAAACTCCACAAGCGGAAGTTCGGCCCCGATGCGCGAAAGCTCGGACTTGAACACGTCCATGCGCCAGCGGTCGAAGTGGACCTCACGAACGCCGTGATCCTCGCAAAACTCCGCAAGCCACCGCGCCACGTACTCGTAATCGACGGTGTGGCCCGGGGTCAGTATCAGCTTCCCTTCTCGCGCCCATACGTCATAGGGCACTCGGTCACGGCGCGATCGCTCGGCAACCCCCTCCTCCGGCGCAAAGAACGTCGGCCAGACATGCCACACGCCATCCCGTCGAACTGTCGCAACGGCAGCCGTCAAGTCGTGGCGAGCCGAAAGATCAAGCCCGACGAAAACATCCGAGGAAAACTCGGCATAATCCGGCGTCCCGCTGTTCTTCTCCCATACCGCGCGCGTCACGAACGGATTGCTCGCGTTGACTCGCTGATTGAGCACAAGGTTCCTGTAGGACGCCTCCGCAGACGGCATGCGCTTCGCCGTCTCCGCAAGCCGGCGAACCTCGGCAGGGTTCTGGAACTCGCCAAGGGCAGGATTCGCATGGCGGATCGCCTCGTCCGAAAACGGATCAAGGTCTTCCGGGGCCGTATACAGGAAAAGCTTCGTCTCCGGGTCCGACTTCGTTTGCGCATCGTCGATCAGCACGGACAACAAATCTGCATCGGTAGGTGCTTGCGTGCTGATGATGATCGACAGCGGCGATTCCTGCGCGGCAGAGGCCGTCTCCAGTGCCTCGTACAATTCCGATCGCGGCCCCTTCACCTGCCCGAGCTCATCATGAACCGTGAACACAGGGGAAAGTCCATACGCCGTCGAGGCTTCGGCAGACAATGCACGGTACTTCGTGCCCAACTCCGGACACAGAAGCTCTTTCGCCGTATCTCGAACCGTGACATAGCTCGCAAGGTCAGGCGACATGCGAACGATCTTCGCAGCAAGCTGGAAAAGGATTGCAGCCTGCTCGCGCGATTGCGCAGCGCTGAAAAGCTGACTGTTCGGCTTCGCCTCCGGGCCGCACAGGTGCAACAGCAACAGGAAGGACGACAAACTTGTTTTGCCGTTCTTCCGACCAACCGAAATGATCGCCCTGCGGGTTGGCGTGTCATACACACCAGTGATGATTTCGCGCTGGAATGGCAGCAGCTTCACGTTCTGACCAACAAGCGCCCCCTCGGGAACGCGGCACATCGCCTCAATCCACGCGATGTTGCGCTCGCCCCTCGTTACGCCCCCACTTGCCACGGCTTGCGCCCCGTCTCGCCACGCGCTGCCGTGGCCGCCGCCTTCGGCGTGTAACGGCTCTGTTGCGTCAAGCGTAACTTCGTCCCAATCGACAACAACCGCCGCGACTCCATGTCACGAAGCTGCATCGCGTCCTTTATTTCCTTCGGATCACCACCCGCAAAAGCAGCCTGCACCTGCGCATGGAGTACGTCGCATGACACCTTTGTCCTTACATATTCCACAAGCAACGGTGCCGAATCCGCGCCAAACCAATCAGCCGGCTTCGAGTCGACCACTGCGCGCCAAAGCGCCGCCTCTTCCTCACCAAGCCCATCCGGCACCGGCAAGCGTGAAAGTGGCTGTACCGGCAGAACGCTAAGGCTCGCCGTTGATTTCCTGCTCATTTCTGTACCTACTAGTTCTGGATTTGTTGCGGGTTAGCTAAGAAAAGGTAGGGGCGTCGGTTTCCCGCAACAGTGTTGTATTTTTACAACACCCCCCCCCATGCACCCGCGCGCCACACCACCGCCGCCACTGGCCGCGATCGCGCTACTCCTTATCTATAGTACTGTGCGCCGCATTGGGGATCGGATAGCCATCGACGCCGATCGCTGCGCGCTCCCTGCACCCGCGCGCCGCGCGCGACTCACGCGCGCTCTTTGCGACATGACACTCGATGCATAGCGCCTGCATGTTGCTCTCGTCGTCCGCGCCTCCGAGGTACAGCGGCACGATGTGATCGGCCTCCAGCTCGTCGGTGATCCGCCCGCAGCACGCGCATGTGTAGTGCGCCGCTGCCTTGATCCGAGATGCTCGCTCCATCGAGCGTCGGCCACGGAGGCGGGGGACGCCGGACTTGTCCCAGCTCACGGCCGTCCATCGATGCGTGCCAGCAGCCTGTCCGTTTTTCTGAGCTGCCTGCGCGGGGCGGTCGTCTGTGACCAAAGATTGAGCATTGTCAATAGCGTCATCATCGCTGCATCTCCATCTCGCGCACCGCGCTCTCGTGTTGTTTTGTGTTTTGTGACGCCCGTCACAAAAATACCTGTTGACATGCGCCGGAAAACCGGCGCATACTGTACCCCACGG